ATGAGCTACGACAGTATCGAGGCCTCCATCGCCGAGGGCCGCCCTTATTACCTCTACCAGTTCATTGAGGGCGCAGAGGTCTGGCGCTTCACCAGCAGGCCTGAGGATTGGCTCAGCGCAGGCAGCGGTGGGGACACCATCGTCTGGCAAGCCGCAGCCGTGGCCCACGGTGATGTGGTGCAAACCAGCGAGATCGAGCGCGGACGTTTGGAATTAACCTGGCCGCTCTCGCATCCCTTCGCACGGCGGTTTCTGGCACCACTCGGAAACACGCCGGTAACACTGACCATTTTTCGCGGGCACGAACAGGTGCTGGGCGAGACCGTCGCGCATTGGAAAGGCCGTGTGGTCGGCGCTGAGGTCGAGGGGGTGCGAATCCTTCTCAACTGCGAATCCGTCTTCAGCACCTTGCGCCGCGCTGGCGTGCGCGCAAAGTATCAGCGCCTCTGCCGCCACGCGCTCTTTGGACGCGGCTGCGGGCTCGATATTGCGCTGCACTGGCAAACCGGAACAGTGACTGCGGCTTCTGGTACTGCGGTGACAATCCCAGAGGCCGCAGCCCAACCGGGCGGCTGGTTTCGCGGTGGGGTGCTGCGGTTTGGCAGCCAGCTTGGGTTTATCACGGGGCATACAGGCGCGGCTCTGACCCTCTCACGCCCCATGCCAGATCTGGCCGCAGCAATCGTGGCCCCCGAGATCGATCCCATCACAGGCGCGCCGCTGCCCGTCCTCGCCGACATCGCCCCCGGTTGCGATCTGCGCGCCGCCACCTGTGCCACAAAATTCGGCAATATCCTGAACTTCGGGGGCTTTCCCGAGATCCCCGGCCGCAATCCCTTTGGCGGCAGTTCCGTCGTCTGACGCCCTCCCGCGTCCCCCAACAGCAAACGGCACCCAACATGGTCTGGACCTTTATCGCGCGGCTCGTGCTCGGGCTCGTGCTGTCTGCGATTTCCTATGCGCTGAGCCCAAAACCCAAGGTCGAGAAGCCTCAAGCCGCAGGGCTTGATGATTTCAGCCTCCCTACGGCCGAGGAGGGGCGGCCCATTCCGGTCGTCTTCGGCACCATGCTGATCACTGGCCCCAACGTGGTCTGGGCCGGAGATCTCCGTGTCGATCCCATTAAGAAGAAAGGCGGTAAGAAGTGACAGACCCGGATCAAACTTCGTCAGCATCGCTGCGCGTCATCCTCAAAGACCTCCGAGCTGCACGCTATTGCCTCGCAGGCGTGCGCCCTTGGTTTCAAAGGCATGGGTTTGACTGGCAGGACTTCCTTGATCACGGCATCGAAGCCTCTCGCCTGCACACCACCGGCGATGCGCTGATCGCGCCCGTGATCCGGGAGGCCGAGACACGGATCGCGGCAGAGTTGGTGTCGGGACGTCTGGAGGCCCACGATGGGCGGCAGTAGCAAGTCTCAAACCGTTGGCTATCGCTATTCGCTGGGCGTCCATCTCGCTCTCTGCCATGGGCCGGTCGATGCGATCCGCGAGATCCTCGTCGATCGCCGTACGGCCTGGTCTGTCACGACGGGCGGCAACTTCAGTGGCGGCGGCGCTGCTGTCGAGGCCCGGATCGGTACCGTTGCAGGCCTGTCAGCAACAGCCGCCTTGGCAGGCGACAGTGGTGCTGCGATCACTTTCCCAGGCATGCGCGCAGGCGTGCGCGTCGGGCGGGACTATCGTCTGACCCTGGCGAACGGGTCTAGCCAGACCATCACGCTGCAAAGCGTTGCATATTATGCCGCGACCAATTTAACGCGCTGGACCATCCTTCCCGAAGCCTTGAGCTTGCCCGCGCAATCGGTCGAGGTTTTTGAGGCCACGACAGGGGCCAGCAACGCAGGTGCAGGCGGCGGGCGTGTCCGCATTGATAAACCCGATCTTTTCGGGGGCGAAAGCCGCGAAGGCGGTATTGTCGGCGATGTCGATGTGCTGATGGGCGGTCCCGGCCAGGGCCCGAACGATTATCTCGCCGCGCGCATGGGCGGCGATGTCCCCGCCTACCGTGGGCTTTGCAGTCTGGTGTTGCGACAAGCCTATCTTGGCATCAATCCCTACCTCAAGCCATGGGCTGTCCGCGTCACCCGCGTGCTGACAGGCGAGGCAGGCTCACCGCAATGGTATCCCGAGAAGGCCGCCATCGTGCCTGAGGCGAACATCTCGGATGCTGCGATCTACATCGCCCTCGATGTCTCGGGCTCAATGTCAGGCACGCGCATGTCAGCCCAGAAAGCAGGCGTGGCAGCGCTGATCCGCGAGATTGGCGCATCCGTCGATCCTGACCTCCCCAACGACATCCGCATTGTGCTCTGGAACGTTGCTGTCGCAGGATCGATTGAACGGCGCGGCATGGGTGCCGAGGATTATACAGCCCTCGAGACCTGGATGCTGTCCCTGTCCAACACCACCTCGGGTGGCACCAGTTTTAATGCGGCCTTTACGGATGCCAGCGCCTTCTTCGCCGGTTGCGACTCAAAACGCCGGATCGTGATCTTTGTCACCGACGGCGAACCCTCGCCCGCCTCGTCGGTCGATGCAGCCCTCGTCCTCATCCGCACCTTGCCGCCCGCCGACATTTTTGGTTTCAACATCGCGCTCACGAACACGACCTACACTGCACGCATCGACAACACGCCCGTCGACGGCGTGCCAGTCATCCCTCCCGGCAATCCGCAAGCGCTTGTAGCGTCCTTGCGCGGGGCGTTTGGCAACGGGCCAGACATGAACCCGGCCCATATCATCCGCGAATGCCTGACCAACCGCGACTGGGGTCTGGGCTATTCCACGGTTGAGATCGGGGGCAGCTTCACGACGGCTGCGGATACGCTTTACAGTGAAGGTTTCGGGCTGTCGCTGATCTGGCAGCAAGACAGCTCCATCGAGGAGTTTATTGGCAGCATCCTCGATCATATTGATGCCACGCTGTTCATCGACCGGCGCACCGGGCTTTGGGAGTTAAAGCTCATCCGGGCCGACTATGTAGCGGCCAGTATCCCTGTGTTCGATGAGACAAACGTGGTCGATTGGGGCCGTCTCGGGCGACGCTCGCCTGCCGATCTGGTCAATAGCGTCACCGTACGGTTCACCGATGCCTGGACCGACGATACCGGGGCTGTCAGTGTCACCGACACGGCCCGCGTCCAAGCCATGGGCGAAGTGCTGGCGACCACACTTGATTATCCGGGCATCCGCTATCAGGGGCTGGCGGTTCGCGTCGCCGAACGCGATCTGCGCGCGCTCTCCGCCCCACTGCTGACGGGTGAGATTATCGTCAACCGCGAAGGCGCAAGCCTTGGGCCGGGCGATGTGATCTTGGTAAACTCGGCGCGCCGCGGGATTGCGGATGTTGTCATGCGCATTTCCGAGATCGGTCAGGGTGACGGGCGCGACAACGGCATCCGGCTCAAGATTGCCGAGGATGTCTTTGCCCTTGCATCCACAGCCATCGCAGGCGGACGCACGCCAAGCGGCACCGGCGTTGCCGCCCCGCCGCGCGCCTTGGCACGGCGCATGGTCGAGGAATCCCCCTATTGGCTCTTGGTACGTGAATTAGGCCATAACGAGACTGACCGCATTCTTGGCGAGGATCCCGGTGCAGGTGCGCTGATAGCCACAGGCGAGCGCCCAAGTGCCGACGCCTTGGCGGCAGAACTTTGGATCAATTCCGGCAATGGCCCCGCACAGGAAGGGGTGGTCGCCTTCGCGCCTAGCGCATTGCTGACCGCGGACCTGTCCGATGATCCCGAAGCGCGCGTCATTTCGGTGACCGGCTGGCGCGATATCGGCGAGGTTGGCATCGGCACGCTGGCCTCCTTGGGCGGGGAACTGGTCCGCATCGACGGGATTACCCCCACGGCAATCACGGTCGGGCGCGGCTGCCTCGACACCGTGCCGCGCACCCATCTTGCAGGCACGTCGGTCATCTTTTTCGACGAGGTCGCCCGGATTACCGAAGACGCCTGGGCCGCAGGCGAGACGCTTGCCGCACGGCTGCTGCCCGAGACCGGGCGCGGAACACTGGCCTTTGCGCTGGCGCCCGAAGACAGTGTCACGCTGGACCGCCGCGCCATCCGGCCCCTGCCGCCCGGCCGGGTGCAGGGCAATGACAGCTACGCCCCCGGTGTGGACGCGCTGATCACTGGTGATCTGGTGTTGTCCTGGGCGCACCGCGACCGGCTGACCCAGACCAGCCCGGTGATCGTCGATCACACCGGCGCTTCCATCGGGCCAGAGCCAGGGGTGAGTTACAGCATCGAGATCCGATGGGTGGACCCGGACACGGGTGTTGGCCTTTTGCCTGCGGGCATCATCTTCGATGCCGGTCTTACCAGCAGTTGGACCCTTGCGCCCGGTGACATCTCCGATCTGGGCGCTCCCGAGCGCACCGCCGAGATCGATGTCGCGGTCCGGTCCCGACGCTTGGTCGAGGGCGCCTGGCTCTCGGATCGTGAGGCCAGATGGTTTCGCCTGACGGCCCCCTTTGCCGCAGGATGGGATCGGGGCTGGGGTTATTTCTGGGGCACATGAGCCCGGCCAGTACCACATTCACCAAAACCACAACAAACGAGGACGAGCATGCCGGAACGGATCATGCCGGGATTGGGGCTGCGCGCCTTCTACGATCCCGGTCAACGCAACTGGGGCACCAGCCTCAGCGAAGACCTGCGGCGCATCTCTGCTCTTTTGCAGGCGCGTGCAACATCGCGCAGCACGCCGCTGCCCACGACCGGCAGCGCAGGCCAAATCCTGATCGTGCCCGCATCGGCCGGGACCAACGCCAATGCCGTAGCACTTTGGGACGCGGTAATGGGTGCTGCGGCCTGGGTCTTTTTGGCCCCGCAGGAGGGCTGGCAGGTCTGGATCGCCGACGAGGCGCGCCATGTCCGGTTCTCAGCCGGGGCATGGGTCGAGGTCCCCCGCCCCGGCGTGGTGCGCCTCCGCACCTTAACCGGTGCCAGTCACACGCTGGAAGCCATCGATCTCGGCAGCATCATCGAGACCACCGGGTCATCCGCCGTCACAGTGACGATCCCGACCGAGGCGGTGGTGCCTTTCGAGACCGGCACGCTGATCAATATTACCCAAGTGGGCAGCGGGGGGACGACCCTTCAGGCAGCAGCGGGTGTTTCGCTCAACGGTGTGGCTGGCGGATCGGTGGCCTTGACCGGCCAATGGGCGGGCGCCGCCCTCACCAAACGCGGGACCGATGCTTGGGTCATCCAAGGTGCGCTGGCCGGAGCCGTTGCATGAGCCGCCTGATGCTGCGCGCAGCACTCCTCGCCCAAGGGGGAGCGACAGCGCCCCCAATCGATATCGGCACCGCCTGGCAACTGGACGTCAGCCGCCGCCCTGCAGGCTACACCCTCACGGACGGCAACCAGACCGCGATCAACACTTCTGGCGGGGCAAACTACCAGCGCTGGGTGCCAACGGCCAAGGCGATCCTGCCTTCAGACGGGCGGCGCTATTGGGAAGTGCTGTGCGCGCCAGGCGGTGCCGCCACATTCGACGGTTATCTCGGCGTTGTCTCGGCCGAACAGCGCGAAGAGTTCAATGCTGGCAACAGCCCGATCACGCTGGGCTCCATCGGTTGGCGCGGCAACGGCACGCTTTGGTCCTCGAACACCGCAGCAGCGTCCCAGCGCGTGACCGGTCTGCCAACCCATGGCACCGGCGATGTGCTGATGTTCGTGCTTGATCCTGCAAATGCGCGCCTCTGGATCGGAAAGAACGGCATCTGGCACAGCGATCCGGTGAGCGGTGGGGGGAACCGGCACACCCCGGGGTGCACCCCCACAAAAAACCAA